AAAAACATCTGAGATAATTTCCGAGAGAAGCAAAATTGTGCTCAATCCCCCAGTATAAGGTTGCGAATTTATAAACTTTCGCAATAGTCTTTCTAGTTCCCGAAAATCCTCGTCATTCTTTCTGTATTTGTCCAGAAGCGCGTTGGCTCCTTTCGGAGTTGTAAACTTGTACCCGCCCACGACAAAAATTGAGTTACCATTTTCGTCTTGCATGGGATATTCTTCTACGTTTATTACTTGTTCCTTAGTCATCTGTTTTTGTCCTCCTCTTCCATGAAAGGCTCAGCTTTTAAGAGATAATCTGACACAGAAAAAGAATTATATATAACTGCCATTGTTCTCAAAAATTCGGAGTTCATTTTATCCCTTGCCTTTAATTTCTTGAACTCTTTAAAGAAGTCCTCTAACTCCATGCTTTTGCCTTTACTTTCGCTTTCGCCTGTTTTATCTGCTCTCGTTCTACACCATTCTCTTAGATAAAAATTTAATTGACGTTGAAGAGTATGTATTATATCTTCCTGATATTTTAACCTGCTTTCGTAATGACGCTTTAATCCCGGACTTCTTATTATTAACACAATGTTCAGGACTATCGTAACTGCGAAAACTATGCTTAATGCGATAAAAATTGCTTGCATAAATATCTCCTGTAATTTTTACTTTATCAATCAATTTTAATTGATTTCTCCCTCGCTGTGCCTATATTATCACGTTCGTTTTTTCCTTGTCAAGTAATTAGTGCCACTTGTGACACTGTTTTTTTATTTTCTTTTATTTGTTTTTTTGAAACTTAAATTATAATGTTTCTCAAAAGGCACAAGAGGAGATGTTTATGGCTTACGGTGAAATAATTAAAAAAATTAGAACTGACAGGAAAATGAGTTTAAGGGCTTTTTCCGATTTGGTTGACATCAGTTTTGCACATATTCGGCGACTCGAAAACGAATTTTCCAACAAAGGAAAAGAAAAGTTACGTCCGCCGATTGACTTGCTTAAACAAATATGCGACAAAACCAATTATCCTTTTCGCCAATTCCTTGAAGAAGCAGGATATATTGCCCCCGTCCCTGCGCCCGAACCGTCCCCTCTCCAACAGATTTATGACGCGCTGGACGCAAATCGCAAAGATATTCTTATGCACACCGCAGAATTGTTACTAAATCAAATGGGGGAAGTCACAGAATTTCCCGATAATGATAAAATTGTTGACAACATTGGGAAAATTAACTGAATTTATGCTATAATTCCCCACTACACACAGGGGGAAATGTTATGGCATACGTTAAGGATAATTTATTAAACGACCTTTATGAAACTGTTTTAAAATTACTCAGCTCGAAAAAAGATTATGACGATTTTATTTATAAGTCGCCGTTTTCGCTCATTGCGCCTGACAGCGAAATAATTTATAGCGACGACAACCCGTTCCCGCGCAAAATGACCGTTGAGGATTTAATGGAATCGCACGTGCAAGAAGTCGTCGCCGCGCCCGCGCCTGAAACTGAGGTTAAAGAAGTTGATAATTTAGAATCTGAAAATGGGCTTTTGGCATTCACCGAAAAGGAGATTATCCAAATGCCTAAAAACATAAGAAAAACATTTCGCATTCAGGGCAACGCCGTCCATGTGCGAAAAAGGACTGACGGGAGGTATAAATGTTCCTATGAAATAAGGTACTCCAAAAAACCATACGACAAAAACCCCATATCCGTAAGTGCAACGACGTTGGAAGCGGTAAAAGCGCGGTTTATAGAAAAGCTCAACTCTTACATACCACAGAAAACTCCCGCCGCTCCCGTCATTCCGTCCACTTTCGAGGGCTTCGCCGTCTATTGGTTTGATAACTTCCACAAAAGAAAAGTTTGCGTTCGCACTTTCGACCATGACATCAAGCTGTACAAACGCCACGTAAGCAAGCATTTCGGGAAATTTAAAATCAAGGACGTCAACGCTGTCATGCTGCAAACCTTTTTAGACGGCTTTTCCGACCGCCCTAAAACGGCAAAAGACTTGTTCAACCTGCTCAATCAGATATTGACCTACGCTTTAAAACACGGCTTGATTAAGCTAAACCCGTTGGGTATGTGCATAATTAACGGCTACAACCAAAAGCACGGAACGCTAATCACAAAGGCGGAAGAAAAAAGTCTGTTTGACGCGTACAAAGGGACGGCGTGGGAACTGCCGCTTGCTATCGCCTGCTATTGCGGGCTGCGCCCCAATGAATACACCACCGCCACGATTGACGGCGATTTCATTAAGTCGCAAAACAGCAAGCACGGTAAAAATGGCGAGATTGTCTATAAGCGCATTCCCATTACGCCCATGCTGCGCCCGTACTTACAGGGCGTTACCGAATTGAAAATGCCTAAGCCGGAGGCGCTCACAAAACGCTTTAAAGCTGTGCTACCTCACCACAAGCTCTATGATATGCGCACAACCTTTCAAACGCGCTGCACAGAGTGCGGCATAAATGAAACCGCCATAGGGCTTTTCATGGGCAACTCAATAGGCAAACTCAAAGCGGCGTACACAGATTTTTCGGACGAGTTCCTGCTTAAAGAGGGAGAAAAATTCAGCTACTGAGTGGGCTGTACCCCAAAATTTTGAGGTTGTACCCCAAAAAATACCCCAAAATTTTCCCATTGCTCATCGCTCGTAATACTACATATTGTACTTTACTGTATCGCGGAAACACAACATATTGCGGTTTACGCCCCAACACGGGTAATGGGATTGGGTTCGAATCCCACCGTCTCCGCCAAAAATTTGGGGTAAAACGCTAAGTTTTGCCCATTTTTATTGCTCACCCCCCTATAAAACAGGCGAAAAGCACCCTCTAAAAAGCAAAAAAATCGTTGTACCCCAAATGTACCCCAAATGTACCCCAAAAAATTTTGACGTCAAAAACCCGTTTTCAGAGACAAAAAAGAGAACCGCCTGACCGGTAAAAGTCGGGCGGTTCCGCAGCTCATTCCGCAGCTTGGCAGATGAGAAGATTGAGGGACTATTTCAACATTTCGCCTATTTCGCGCACTCTGTCGGCAAGCTCCTTATAGCGGTCGCAAGTGTCGTCGAGGGTTGCCAGCCTGTTTTTAAGCTCGGCAATCTCCCTGTCTCTTTCCTTGTTCTCGGATACAAGTTCGCGTATGGCGGTTTCAAGCTCGCCCAGCAGTTCGAGTGCGTGAGGGCTTTCAGGGGCTTCAAAATGCTCCTGCTCGGCTTTTTCATCAACGCCTATTATCCAGTCGCGTGTAGGCGCATTTTCGTTCACAGGCGAAATATCGACCTCTGCGACCGCTTGTTCGCCCTGCGCGGGCGCGACTGCATTCAGGATTTGGTATTCGCCGTCATTCAGCTTGTATATCCCGCGCTTTTGCGGATTATACCCGAAGTATTCGCCGTTTATTATTACGGCAAACTTTTCGGCTCCGTTCACTCGCGCCCGACGATAAGCGTTTTCTATTTCCACAAGCGACGGAACTTTTTTAGTGTCGCTGTATTCAAATATACCGTTTTCAAATTTTTCCATTTTTTTCTCCTTTGTTAAATTTTAAATATTAGTTTTACCAAAAAGACTATGCCCGCAACCACGCCGCCCGTCAGCCCCACCGACAATATTCCCGTCGTCACTTTCAGGAACGTGGACGCGACTTTTTTGGATATCTGCCCGACGGTGTCGATTACTATCCCGACTATGAAATTTATTACGGAGACGGGAAAGGATATAAGGATTGAAAAGATGATGTACAGGGGAAGCGCGATTGCGTAAAACACGCACATTGTACGCAGCCCCAACGGCTCCCGTATCCCTATAATGTTAAGCACCGCCTTGTTTGCGTCGTAAAACGCCTTAGCCTTTAACGCCTTGCTTTGCAGCTCCGTGCTTTCCGCCTCGAATATTCTCGACGAGTGTTCGGCGCGTTCATGCTCTTTTTGGAGAACCGCCCGCTGCCTTTCCGATTCCGCTTCTATGCGCCGCGCTTCGGATAACGCAGACAGTTCCGCACCCTTTTCTACGACCAACTTGGAGCGCATTTCGTCGTCCTGCAACGCTGCGGCAGTGGTCAGCTCGTTTATTTTGTCCCGTATGGAGTTTTCGGGCGGCTCGACAATTTCGGGCGGCTCTACGACAGGCAGCAGCTCGTTATTCATTTTCTCCTGTGTTTACTACGTCCTGCGTGCGCTGATTTACTTCTTTCGTGAGCGTCACAAGCTCCTCGACCTTTTTGCTTATGTAGCTGTCGTCAACGTCTATCCCGTTTTTGACCGCAAAGCTCGTTGCCTGCGCCATAACATACGCCTTTTTCTCCGCGCCCGTATAGTTCACGAACTTCTCCGCTTCCTTTATGAACTGCTCTATTACCCCGCTTATTTTCAGGATATTTTCCGCCGTTTTCTTGCCTTTCGCGCTTTTTATGAACTTCGTCAGAAAGGTCACGGTGGTTATGAGCAAGCCGACCGCCGCGCTCGCTATGGATAAGATTCCTCCTAAATTTTCCAGCATTTTTTATTTCTCCTTTTCTTTTGTTTTTTCGTTTTCGTCGTCCTCCGCCACAATGCCCGTAAGCTCGGAATATATTTCTTGGAGCATATTCTGATGTTTAAGCTCTTCCGAAATTATTTCGTCTATATCTTCGAGCATTGCCTCTTTGAGTTCCGCGTCAAGCGTTGAGTGTTGAATACACGCTTTTAGGTTGTTGTACTTGTTTATTGCTTCGCTCTCGGCTGTGACGTTGTACTGTATTTCGTTTGCCACGTTTCGCACCTGCTCGGCAAAGTCCGAGTATTCCCGTTCAAAATCCAAAACTTCCATTTTACCCAGCCTTTATCTTTCTCGCGATTTGCCTTCCAATTCGCGAATATCACCATGAATGCGCCTAAATTCCGCTTTTTTCTCCTCTATATTCGGTATTTCAACGCCAGCCATGACTTGCAGCAAATCCTCGTTAAGAGGTTGCAGCTGCATTTTCAACCGTCTTATATCTCTTCTTCGTTGTATTTCTTCTTTGCTTATTAAATACACGTTTGTCATGCTTGTTCTCCTTTATCTTTATTACGAATTGCCCGTATAGAACGCCGCTACGGGGATTGACTCGCTTCCGTCCAGACGAACATCTCTACTCATATACACCGAGTTCTTGTCCTCTTCAACAAGCCCGATTGTCAAGTAGACGTCCAAACCGTTATCATAAACGAACAAGAGGCAATCGTAATCTTTCATGGTTCCGCCGTTTTCAATTGTCGCCTTGCCCTTTATTATTTGCTTCCCGTCGGCTGTTCCGTCTCCGTTATATATTTTTGAACACAGCTCGGACATATCCATTATTTGATATTCACTGGCATAATCTGTTTGCGTTTTGTAAATATTCACGGACGACGCAAGCAAAATGTCTTTCAACTCCGCGTATATGCCGATAAGACTTTCGTCATATCCGTTATTTGTGGTAAAGCTAAAAGAAATAGAGGCGCCGCCGTGATAAGTCGGAATTGAGGCATTGGGAATCACTGCCCAATAAGAACCTATATTTCCGCCCCCGCTGCCGCTGTCGCCCTTATCCCCTTTATCTCCTTTATCTCCCTTTGCCCCCTTTATGCTGCCGAATTTGGTTGTCGTATAAGAGGCTGTGGAAATACTTTTAATAAGCAGCAGGTCGCCGTTTGCGTTTACTATAACGTCGCCGACAAGGGGCGAAACGTCCATGCCCGTCGTTGTCTCGATTGTGAATTTTGAAATAGACGTTGTGCTTGTCGAGGTGGACGCGAAAAAACCGCCCCCCTGAACTCTGCCTAAATTTACCGTTGACATGGCTTGTCCTCCCTGTTACTCATACGTGGCGATTAACTCGCCGTCTGCGTTTATTGACAGTGTTGGCGTTTTTCCGTCCTCGCCCGCAGGTCCCTGAGGTCCCGTCGCTCCTTGCGCTCCTCGCGGTCCCTGTTCCCCCTGCACTCCCTGCTCGCCTTGTTCGCCCTTAGGTCCTTGCGCGCCCGTATCTCCCTTTGCGCCTTGCGCGCCCGTTGCGCCGCGCGGTATTCCGAAAACGACAACGGGGTTTTCCGCCGTGCCGCTCTGATTCACCGACGCCGCCTGATTTGAATCCAACGTAACTGCCGAGACGGTAAACAACGGCGTTGCTCCCGTGTCGCCTTTTGCCCCTTTCAAGCCCGTGAAGGCAAAGGCAAATACTTTTGCCGTATCGGGACCGCTTGCAGTTACCGTCACTTGCGGCGTGCCAGTCGTCGAATCTACCGTTGCTGTCGGATTGCCGAAACCTGCGGCAGGTCCGGCAGGTCCCGTCGCCCCCTGAGGTCCCTCAGGTCCCGTAATACCCTGCGAACCCGAAAGGTCGGTCAGATATTCGTACGCGGTTTCGCCTTTCATGTACAGCTTTGCGTTGTCCTCGTCCTCTACGTTGCCCGTATCGATAAGCACAAATCCGTAAAGCGGCACGCCGTCCGTCGCAAATCCCGCGTTCATCATCTCTATACTCGGGTATGTTTTGGAAATTTTAAAACCCTCGCCCTGCGCTCCGCGCAAATTCCCCCGCAGCTGCCAACTCAGCGTGTCGCCGTTGGACAAATACTGATACACGTTGCCGTTCTCCGTGTTCAGGTACACATCGAGTTTTATGGGTATGTATCCGGCGGAAGCCAACTCCGCAGATATGGAAACATTGTCGTCCGCCGTTCCCGTGTACCACATTGCCCCTTTGACGCGTCCCAAATTGATTGTCGTTGTCGCCATTTTTTTCTCTCTCCTTAGTATGTAATGGTGATGCGGAGGTAGCCGCTGTCGTCTATTCCGTATTTCACTTCGTCGCTCGCAGCTCCCGCTTTCACCTCGATTAAGTCTCCGTTCTGAACCGTAAAGCTGTACAGGTCGTCGCCGTCTTCTCCCCTTTCGCCCTTAGCTCCTTGCTCGCCCTGTTCGCCCTGCTCGCCTCTTATGCTTCCTTTCAGTTGCCACGTCAACGCGCCGTTACTTTCAAGATACTGATACACGTTGCCGTTGTCGGCGTTCAGGTATATGTCGAACTCGTCGGGAGTGTAGCCCGCAGCGGAAAGCTCGGCGGCTATGTCGGCGGGGCTGTCAGCCGCCCCCGTATACCATGTTGACGCGTGTATGGAATTTACCTGTTCTTGCAGGCGGTTTATATCGCCCTCTATTTTCTCTATGTCGCTCGGCTCTACGGGCGGGTCGCTTTCTAGGTCTGCGCTCGGCATTACTTCCAGCGCAACCGTTTGGCTCGTGATTATGGATATTACCGACTGCTCGTTTGGCGTGGTCGCCCCCTCCGCCATGTTCACCACGTTTATTACAAGCGTGGGCGCGTTCTCCCCCTGCCCCGCATATACGGTGAACGCCTGCGGCAACAGTCTTTCATACAGCGCATACTCCGCTCCGTTGTACGTCAGCTTTTTCACATAGCGCAGAAAGTACGAATCGCTCTGCGCTATCTTCCCCGTCCGCTTGGTGTATAGCATTCCGACCTTGACCGCCGTAGTTATTGGCGCGTCCGTCTGTTGCGCTATGATTGCGGTGGGCACAAACACGTTAAGCAGCTTGTTCTGATACGCCCCCTGATACAGCGGGAAATTTTGCTTTATGTCCGCTGTGCTCCCGCCCTCCGATAAATATATCTTTATTACGTTCATTTGGCTAAACCTCGTTTATTCCCTCGTTTATTATTATACCTTCTTCTTCGATTTCTTTCGGCGGAGCGTTTTTCGCATAAAAAAACACGGTCTTTTTTTGACCGTGTTCGTGTTTAATATTCTATTCTTGCCGCTCACCAAACGGGAACGTCCATGTTTTTCGTCGTCACCTTTACGACCTTTTCGTCCACAAGCGTCACCTTTACGCTGCGCACGATTGTTCCGCCGCGCAAAAATCCCCGCCACTGCGTTTTTTCGTAGGTGATTTGTAGTTTGCCGTCATCTTCTTCCTCTTTCGAGGTCGGCTCTCCGAATATTTTTTGAAGTTCTTCTGCCGTCGCGCCCAAACAAACGGATTTTGCCGTATTTATAAATAGCGCGTGCCTTTGCGCAATGATTGAGACAATTAAAAACCCCAATGAAACCCCAAACAACGCACTTAATCCTATTAGTAAAAAAATAGAATATGCGAAAGAAACTATTAAACTTATAATAAAAATTCCTGCAAAAGTAGCAAAAACTTTTAAAGAAACAACACTACGAAATATAATAAAAACTATAATAATACTTGCAAAAAAAATTATACACGCTTTATTAAATGGCGTTGAATTGTTTGTATTTGCAAGTAAATACAAAACAAAAAGTACCGACGCAACGAATTCCGAAACTACTCCAACAAGTTTGTATCTTTTTGTAAACCTACTTACTTTGGCAGGTAAATTGCCTATTTGAAAATAAAGTATAGTAATTGTAAAACATAACAACAAGCAAACACCTATCAAAACCCACAACCATACAGGCATATTTTTCTCCTTTTTTACATTGTGCCTTATAAAACAAAACTCGTCAAGGAATTTGGCATTAAAAACAATTTACCCAAAACAAAAAAGGCGCAAAAATGCGCCTTCTTTGTCGAATAAAGTAATTACTGGTGCGGAAATACGTTTTTGTCGAACTTTCGTATCACCCACGACTTCATTGCTTCGTCTGCCGACAGTCCTGTTATGTTCCTGCCGAAAACAAAGTACCTTTCGCTTGAATTTGTCGTGTCGTTTACTTCATTTGTGCTAATAATGGCTATTGCTTTGTACATACCCGTTTCTATCGGTGCACGCATGGCGGCAGGGATTGTTATAACTATTTTCCCGCCCGACGTGTCAACCAAAAAATCTGAGTACACATATTGAGAAATAAAGTTAGCGTCAATCGTCTCATTGGAAATTTTATTCAACTCCTCGCCTAACAACGCTATCGCTATATTCGCGTTATTCTCGCCGCTTTCGTCGGTTTTGTCGCTCCACACCCAACCCGAAACCACAAAACGGTCGCTGTCCGTCAGTAATTCGAGATTGTAGTCAAAGCTCAACGCTTCGCGGTTGTCTTTAAGCAACGCCAATCCGCTGGTGTTGTTCATCGCGGCGGCGGTATTGTTTTCGCTCCCGAATAACGCCGCTATATCTATTTTCGGCAAGGCAGGCAATTCCCTAATTTCCTTGTCCGACAGTGCAAGCGTAGGAAAGATTAAGAAGTCGAACATATCCGCTCTGCCGTGAACGTCAGGGTATTGAAAAGGACGCAATTGGTTGTATGCTCCGTCTGTTTGTCCAAGCTCGGGAACCCAGTGTTCTGTTGGAGCAACTTGGTCGCCCGCACTGAAATTGTCTTTCATTCTCCACGAAATGGTGAGCGTATTCCTTATTGAATACGTACCGACAGGGTGTAAAACGCTTGTTATGAAAGTCTCGTTTCCCGCCACGTTGTCGTCCTTATCAATGTCGTTCTTGAAGATTGTTGCCGCGTATCTCGGATAAGTGGCGGGAGACTGCGAACTCAACGGAAACATAAGCCGCTGTATATAATCCCAACCGCTTTCCTGTATGTAGCTGTCCGTATTCTTGTTATCCCCGTCGGAAGTCCCCAAAACAAGATAGTCGGCAATGACCTTTGAACGCCTTATCTGGCTCTGCTCGCTTATCTCGTAAAAACGCGGCTCGCTCGGTATCCCTATTATCTGAGACAGCTTGTTGTAGTCCTTGCTAAACTCTACGTCGCATATTACGTGGTCGAAATAAAATACGCTTTTTACCTTTGTGACGTAATAAAGTTCTCCTCGTATCTCGTATAGCTGTCCCGCCCGCTTTACGTTAAACAAAGCGTCCGTCCACTCCCGTATTGTATATGTGGTGTTGCCCGTCCGAATTAAGCGACCATACGTATTATCTCCGAATTTTACGCTGTCTGCGACGGTGTCCTGCTGGTTGTTGAACTGTCTGTGCTGCGGGGCGCGGTCATACTTTGTTTGCAGCAGATATTTCCGTAAATCGGGGCGTGTCTGGTCGGAACGTACCGTCTCCTGCGTTCTGTATACTATGTGGAATACATAATCGTTGACTACTATATCTTCCCATGTGGACTTATTAAATACAGTGCCTATTATCCTTTTTATTGCGTATTCTCTATCTTCGTCCCCTTGATTTACAGCCGGCAACCTGTAATTAAGTCCCTTTATCTTGTTGTCTCTCAAATTGTAGTAAATGGCAAGCCCTTTATTGGGGACTGTGGTAGGAACGACGTCTAAAAGTTGGTAAATACTTTGTTCGTAAACGTAATTTGTTATGTCAGCCGTCACGCCTTCGGCATTCCTTATTTCAAGTTTAACAAGCTCAATTATATTTTTCGATGTTTGTATTTCCGCAACGTCGTTATACACGAGGTAATCCTCGCTTGAAGATTTTGGAGCAACCCATTCCTCTATTATACCGCCGAGCTGCACCATGTTTGTTACGTAGGACGAGCAGGCGGCAATGTAATCCTCTATGCTGCGCGAATTAAATACAGACACGTCATTATTAATCCCTGTTGACTGCTCCGTAATCCCCAATCTGCGCCATTCCACAACAAAGCGATTATCCCGTCCAAAGCGCACTTTCGGTATGGCGTGAATATATTTGCCTATGTCTATAAGCACTTCCCACCAATTTTTTTGATTATAGAAGTTTTCCACAATCTGCGTGTTTCTCAACGCAAGCGCGTCGTTTTCTTCGAGGTAATACGATTGTGGGGTTTCGTCTATGGACGTTTCCGGAATTTTTCTCACAAGCTGCGTGGATAGCTGCGCTTTATTAAACAATTCATAAGCAGTTGCAATATTCGCGCTTTCTAACCACGTCGTCACGGGGCTGCTTGTGAAAAAACTCATGGCGGCTTGCGGCGTTGAGTTTTGCGTATATGTCGAAGTGTTCTTTGCATTCCAATATATTCCCAAAGAAATTGTCCTTGTCATGCCGTAGTAAAAACTGCAAATTCTCGGATTCGCTGGTTCTGTAAACTGATACATTTCTTCTGTTGGAAGCAAATTTGCCATATTCACATAAACCGAGTATGAATATCCGTATTTTGCAGTAAACTGTATTACTCTGTTTTTCCTTGTTGTGTCATATTGTGTTACTCGTTTTACCCAACTTTTTAAATAGGGTTCTGTTAATTGCCCAAGAATATTAGTTCTGCTATAAGAGATACCCTTGCTAAAACTATGTACAGCCAAAACGGGAGATTCCCACCCTTCGTCCCAATAGCCCTCGACAGGGTCGCTGTCAACAGGGTCTACAAACATGTTTACAATGGTTTCTTCTTCCTTCGTGGTAGAAGATTTTTGAACTACTTTTACATTCAAAGAACAGTAACCTTGCATGGTGTAGGTCTTTGCATTGCGCGTTCCGTAATATATCCTGAGCATGGGCACGGGCAGCCGTATTTCTTTTTCTTCGCCAACAGGTATTTCTTGATATTTCAGAAAATTGTCCCATTTAACGTCGGAAGGCTTAACTGGTCCGTTGCCCAAATCTACCTCATACCAGTCGGGGAAGACCCACTCGAATTTCTTGCCCACACGGTGTTCTATTTTAGCAAATGAATTATACAGTCCAAAAGGCTCGGATACAATATCGCTCGGCACGGTATACGTAGGTATTACTTTTTCCGTGCGACTATGTTCGGACTCCTTATCCAAGTTTACATTTTTCAGCCTGTAAGTGACGGCAATATTATCCACAAGCCGCCCCTGCGCGTCAACGGAAGCCTCGTCAAAATAGATATGGTGGTCGAAATAGTTTGCGTCGCTTATAATCGGCTGCGTCACAATATCCTGCGCGACGCACAAATGGAAGCTCTCCCACAGCTGCGCCTCCGCGCTCCCCTTGCGTTTTTCCCAAAACTCCAAAATAAACTTGGTTTTGGGCGCAAACTCCTTTGAGAAGTTCAGCCCCGCAAGCGTCACCTCCGCCATGTCGAGAGTTTCGTCCAACTTCTCGTCCGTACTCACGCCCTGCAAGAGATGTGCGGAATAATCCGTGCCCCTGTAAAAGTTTTCTTCCTGCATACTGTCGTAAAGATAAATTTTCGTTATAATCATTAAATCACCTCAATCTTCCGTTTGTCCAATCCGTTCCCGCTCTCGCCCTCTGATACTCAATTGAACTTTGCTCTTTGAAAATAGTAAAATTATACTCGCGTTCCCGCTTGGAGTATTTGGAGAGCAGGCTCGCCCCCGACGTTATTCCCGACAGCGCGCCCCCCAATATAATCCCGACAGGACCAGCCCACGCCATTGAAACGCCGCCCATGACGACGCTATAAGCAAGAGAGGTCGTGTCCTTTAACACCTCTATCCTCCTCTCCGTCCTGTCCTGTAACGCTTGGTCGCCGCTCTGAATTCCTATCCCCGACGCCCAATAATCTATGGCAAGGTCAGCACCCTGCTTGACGGTGGACAATATGTGCTGCATATTCGCACTCACTACACGCTTCGTGCGCGTATTCATGCCCGTGCCCGTTCCCAAGCCCTCGCTTTCCTCGCCGCCTGCGGCGGTAGTCTTGTCGGCGTCGGTTTCCTTTGTTCCCGCGCCCCCCGATACTCCGCCGCCGCTTTGCTTCCTCACTATAACTTCAATTCTCTGCGTCCCCTGCTGGTACAGCATTTTTTCCTCTCCTTATTTACGGATTGGTCGTATACGTGACCGTAACGGTTGAGCGGCGGTATTCGTTAGGCGAACTTCCCGCACTCGTCTGATTTTGGAATCTCTCCCAGTTCACCCTATTTAAAGGGTCGTCAATATCCGGTACGGGCGCAAACTTTACTTTCAATACCCCGCCTTCTATTTTCCAGTCAACGGCATTGTCTGTTACAGCGTCGTCGTTCCACTTGAACCCTTTCATTTGCACTAGCAGAATTTCCTCGATGACCGCATTTTCAAGCGGCGTGCCCGCCAATGTAACGTCTATCCATTCGAGCCTTTCCGCTTCGTCGGGATTTAAAGGCGAAGATTTACCGTAAGGCTCGGGCGCAACCTGCATTTGGACGGTCGTAACGTCGAACACTATGCCCGTATACGGGAAAGTGGCTGTTTCTTCGACAGGCTCGGGAACACTTATCTCGAATATAGCGCATACGTCAATGTCTCCCGTGACATTCACGTCCTGCCGCGTCGCCCCGAGCCGTCCGTCCGACCATTCGGAAAACTCCCAACCGTTAAGCGGGAAAGCGGTAACGGACGTTGCGTTGCCGCCGCTTACCACCGTCTGTTCCGTATTCCCCAAGATTATGCCGCGACCCGAGCACACGCCGTACTTGACGCTGTACGTTTGGGGAGTCGGCGGCGGCGAAATCTCCCAGCCGAGCCTGCCCCAGCCTTTGAGAGTTAAGCTCGACACGTTGAAATCGCTGTTGGTTATAACTTTCTGTATGTTGTCTATCATGTCCTTGAAGACATAGCTGTGCTCCGCCGTCGTGACACGAACGTATACGGGGATATTCACGTCCTGCGCCTCCGACACAATTCCGTCCACCCTGTAAGCCCCGCACCGCCAGAATATCTCGTTAAGCCGCTGCGTAAGCGTTTTGTTGAAGTCGAAAAAGGTAAAGGTCTTGACGACGGACAGCGTCGTCGCCAAAAATCCCGTAAGGTCGGGTCTCTCGCTCGTCGGGATTGCGTTGGACGTGAATATAGCCTGCCAGCTTTGTTTGGTTATGGGCACGGTCAAAAACTTGGTCTCGCCCACCACATTCCCCTCCGCGTCGTATTCGTCATCGCCGTCGAGAGATATTTCTATGCGTTGGTCGGAGTAGTTGAGCGCGTCGGACATGTAGCTTATTTTAAACCCCGCACTCACCCGCACGCACTCCCCATATTGTGTAGTCGCAGGCTCTTCGTCGTACATGAGCGTGCCCAAAAGCAGATACGCGGTGACCGTGTCCCCGTATGCGTTCATTATTTGCTCGGGGTTGCCTATGTAGTTGTTGCGGATTTTGGTCACGTAATAATCCAAATTCTTTACTTTGTCGCTCTGAATAAGGAACGTAATGCGCCCCGCCTTTACCGCGTTGTCTATGTCTTGGCTGGTCGTAACCTCTTCGTCCACAAGCTCCACGAGCGCATACGCCTGAGAGAGCGAGAACTCTATGCTCCTTACCCAATCGTCAAACGCCGAATAGGGAGCCGCGCCCCCGCCCTCGTCCTTTGTTTCCACGAGCCGCTCTTTCCACGTGTAAAATTTAATGCCCAGATACTCCGCAAGGTCTATGTTTTCGCGCTCTCCGTCCTCGTTGACGAGCAGAATAGTCTCCGAGTTGGGATTGTCCCTGCGCGTCACGATACTCCCGTCCGCCTGCCGTTCGGGAATATCCGTTCCGTTGAAAATCTCCTGCCAGATATTTTTAATATCCTCTGCCGTCAAAATCGTTCTTTTCATTTCGTCTCAATCTCCTACTTTATTTTTCCACATTTGCCTGAGCTGATTGTAATCGAGCAATCTCCCGCGCTGCGGTATAGCGTCGAAATTTTCCACTCCCCACTTCTTCTTGGTCTTGGGGAAGTCGTCGCCGTACACGATGTTCTCCATTATGTCCGTCATGAGCGCCTGAATCTGCCGCTTACTCATTCCCTCTATCTCCTGCATGGACTGCGCCCTCAGATACAGCTTCGAGCTAATCCCATACAACCGAGCGTTCTTTTCGCCCTCTTTTAACGCGTCCCTAATCATGTCGGCGTTGTTGACCGTCCATTTCATTATTTGCTTCTGCGCCACCAGAGCCTCGTAAACGGCATTTACAGCCGCGTCATGGTCTCCGACGAGTGTTCCGTCGATTATTATGGTATCTCCCGATTTAGACGGGTTTAAGGGCTTGTAGTAAGGTCTCGCCGCTTTTACCGACGTGTCGTACACAAGACGCGGGACGCTCTTGGGGCTTGTCCGCACCATCGTCTTGCCGTCCTCCCTCTCCCGCTCGCGATAGTTTATAAGCGGGATTTTCCCCGCCAGCTTTTTGTTGTTGAAGATGTCTTTGAGCGTGAATATCTGTGAAAACCGCGTCGCCATTTGCCACCTACAAAATGTTGTTCAGCGTCATGTAGTAAATGCCGAACCGCTTTGGCATTTGCTTATACGTCGCTTCGAGGTTTTCCACCGCGTAAAGACTTCCCCCAATCACGAGAAGGTCGTCGGGGCGTACTTCGATGTCGTCATACGTCCGTATGTTAAGCGACGACTGCGGCGTTATAAGCCCCTTGACGTATTGAATTGTAGAGCCGTCCACGCTTCCCTTAATCATGTAATCGAAAGAGCCAACGTAGTAATACCTGTTCGTCTGATACTTCGCCACATTCCCGAAAGACGACTGCAACAGCTCGATAGTCGTGCCCGGTATTGCAAGCGTCCACTCGCTTCCCGTATACTGCCAATACGCATGGTTGTAATAAAAACAAACCTTGTCCGATTCCACGCTATACACGACGGAGCTTGCGTTCTTTCCGTCCGCTTGGACGAAAGCGTTGCCCTGCGCGTCGAACAGCCAATACTTTCCGTCCTCCGTAAGGTAGAGAACTTTTTTCGTGTAGCTGTCCTCCAACACGGTAAAACGCCTGTACAGCATGGCGCGCGGATTTTTTGTTGTGCTTCTCGGTTTCAAATACATCTTACCAATCCTTTCCAATCGGTCTGAACGGATAGCGTCCGTAGTAGTTCAAGCCGAGCTGCCGCCACGCTTTCATAGCGTTGGGGTGCATATCCCTGTCCTGCCACCTTATCACGTCCGCGCTCATGTTCTGCATGGTGTCAAGGTCTACTCCGCTTATAGCCGCAATGTCGCCGTTTGCAAGCATATACTCGCCTTGCAGGAACATGGCTTCCAAAAACTGTGTCCTGTACTCGAAAGGCGTAAATCCGAGCAGCCGCCCCTTCGCTATCATGTAGTTAATCTGACTTCTGCTGCTTTTTGACGCGGAATATATCCAGCCGTAGCTTTTGATACGGAGATAGTCCAGAAAATTTTTGACGCGGTTTGCGTCGTTGCCCTCTATTTCCTTTTCGAGGTTGTGCCCCCTGAACGTAAAATATTCGGGGTTAAGTCGGTACTGGTGAAAAAGTCCGTCGTAAACTCCCCCTATCTCCCCCTCGCGGTTGGTAAAGGGGAAGACGATGTCCTTATCGTCCATTTGGAAGAGCATTTCTTTTGTGTATTCGGGGGCTTTGTATATGTACATTATTCCGTCTCCTTTCTTTCGCTTCCCATGAACCTCGCGCTGTAACTCTCGAAACTTTCGCCGTCCCGAACAGTCCCATGCGCCGCCCTCGCCGCCACGTTAGCCTTACGCGTCTGTTCGCCCTGCGCGGTAACCGTTCCGTTCTGTCCCGCGTCGAACCTGCCCGTCTTGCCTCTTTCCGGCTTAGCCCCCGCTTCCTTAGTCGTCATGGCATAGGCGGGAGAGATAGGCGCTTTGTTTCCGTCCGCACCGCCGCTGTCAAGCTCCTGCCGTATTTTCTGCCCCTTTACAGACGTTTCTTTCGCCGTGCTCAACACTCTGCCCGTCGTTCCTATGATTCTTTTCGCGGGGATATTGTACGCGCTCGGATAAATTATATCCTGCGCCCTCACGTTGTCGTTGACGACATACGTATAGCCGTCGGTTGTTTTTCCAAGCCCGCGCCCGTCGCTTCCGTATCCCACTTTTGCAAATTTAACCATAAATCCACCTTTAAGAAACAAAGGGCGAGATTGCTCCCGCCCTCCTGTCCGTTTCCGCCGTTTTTTACGGCTTTGTCTTTTGTTAATTGGTTGTACCGTCGTTAAATACGCCGTCGCCCAATACGCCGTTACCCGTTACCGTCTTACCGTCGATAGGAGTAAACTTAATAGCGGCGACAATCGCCTTGATGTTTTCCGCAGTCCACGCCGTGCCTCTCTTTACGACCTTTATCGTTTCGCCGCTCAGAACCTCTACGCCCACCTTCATCTTAGGCAGTATATACACGCCGCCGAAGTATGTGTTGGGATTGGCGATAAGCGAAGGACCTACGATTCCGCGACACGTGCCCGCGCCGTACACGATAAACGCGTCGATTGTGTCAAGCAATGCAAGCACCGTCGCGTTTGCGGGAACATTTCTGGGCACGTTGAGCGCGACGTACACAAATTCGCGCACCGCTCTGTTCATGAGGAAGATGTCTACGCCGTCGTACATTCCGCACAAGCCCGTAGCCGTAGTGATTCTGACGCTCGCCCCCTCTCTGAACGGATTGGCAAATCCGGTTGCGAGAATTCGCGCCGCCGCTTCGGAAGCGTTCTGCATATACTGACGCTTCATGACGCGGTTGAATTGCGTGGACACAAACGCCTGTCTCTCTTCCACAGGCACGACCAACGCGCCAATGGAAGGTATGCCGTCCGTCAATGCCGCATTCGCCGCGATGAACGCGTCCGCCGCGCTGCCCTCCACGTTTGCCGCAAGCGACGCGTCGTAGGCAAATGCCGCACCCGCGTTTGTTATGTCGTTTCCGTCCTCGTCATAGCTGTCACGGAAAAACGCTTCCCACTGTTTCGCGTATGTGATGACGTTGATTGCCATGCCCGCCGTCTTTATGAGCTGCGCCATGATGACGCTTTTCAAGTTGGCGGGATTTGCATAAATCTGAGGCGACGTTATAGCCACGCCCTCGTCGTATATCAAATCGACGGGGATTGTGTAATGTACCGACTGCGGCGCATTGCCGAAACCGCCCTCGTTCTTCTGATTGTGGAAAGTTCCGTTGTTCGCCGCGCCGAGCTGACGGAATCTGGGCGCATACGGCAGCACCCGCATTACGTCTATGTACGTTACGCTTTCGACGTCGTCCGTCTTGGTGTATCTGTCCGTGACTCCCTTCCCGTTTATGTGCTGTATTTCGGGAAAAAGGTTGTCGTAAATAAGTAATTGCGACGCGTGTTCCACGTCAAATCCGTTAATAGTTACAAAACTCAATGTTCAATTCTCCTTTGTATAAATTCTTTTTTGGTTTTTACATAAATTGCTTCGAGTATTCCTCAAAACTTTCGTTAGCCGCCTTTTTGGCAGCCGGATTGTCCGCCGCGCCCGCGCCCTTCTTGACATGATTGCCGAAATCCGGATTTTCGTACTTGTCTTTGAGCGCCTTGTTCTCGTCAATGACAGCGTTCAGCTTTGCGTTCAGAGCTTCCAAACGCGCCGTAAGCATCTCCTGAGTCACAAGGTCTTCCACGCGCACGCCGTTCCCCTGCCCTTCTACCTCCAACACCTTTCCGCCTTGCGCAGGGGCGGGATTGGAGTCGGTTGTTTCGTTGCCGGGATTTGCCTTGCTTTCGCCGTCTTCTTCGCCTGCGTCGGTTTCGTCCTCGAAATTTTCCTCGCCCGCGCTCCCGTCGGCTGCCTTCTCTTTTGTGTCTTCTGCCGTTTTTTCGTTCTTCTCTGCGCCTTTACCTTCATGTTCGTCTACATTTTCTTCCGACGCGGGTTGCCCCTCGCCTAATGACTTGCGAACCTCGTCTTTCTCTTCCGGTGTAAGGTTAGTCAGAGCTTTTAACAGAGCTTTTTTCAGCATTTTTCTTGTTCTCCTTAATCTTCGGGCTCTTTGAGGCTACTCCGCTGTGCGTTTTGCCCTGCCCGTTTATTATTATACCGTTTTTTTTATTTTCTTTCGGTCGTGACGTTTTCAGCCCGACTTTTGTCCTTTTTTCTCGGCAAGCGGCGCACTCACATCTTCCGGCTCCTCCACCTTTCGCGGCGCTCTGTCGCCGTTCCACGCAAACGCAGCCTGCCTGTCCATTTCTGCCGCCGCCGCCCTCGTCTCTTTCAGGTACTCTATTTCTGCCGCCTGCTCAGCCTGAGACAGATTGCCGTACACTCCGCGTACAAACCGCTCCGCAGACATATTCCCTGCCGAAAATACATCGCTGTACACTTTGAGCTTGTCCAAAAACGGACTTTGGTCTTCGGGACGCAGGATTATATCCACCGAATTGCGATTGTAAAAATACATAACGTCCCTTAACAGCTCGTTTATCTCGGGCGCGTTCAAATTGATTTGCCCGTTTATCCACGTAGACGACTTTGTCCTTTCGCTTATTATTTCCGTTGCCGTTCTGGCTCCCGCCCCTTCGTTCAAAAACGTCGCTACGGACGATGCGGATATTTGCAGCTTAAACCCTATGTCCTTGTAGATGTTCTCTTTCTGCGTCCGTATATCCCCGCCGCGCAACAGAAACTGCAACGGCGTGACTTTGTCGTTGTCGTTGCCCATTGACGCGACTTTCTGATAAAACCTTTCGTTCAACGCCCTGTCGCCGTACAGCGGGTCGTCCTTGTTCCACATCTCTTCCGGCAGCAACGCCCTTGCCCGCGCAAGGTCAACCTCGTTTTTCTCAAAATACTTCATCTGGTCGTACTGGAAGTTTTCCGTGAACAGAATATCCCCTATGGGTTGACCGAACGGAGTGTTTGGTATTTGCGGGATATCGTCGGTGAACCGCATTAGATAACACCCTATCGAGTTGTGGAACGGCAGCATTATTTCTTGGTCTAAAACAATATCCGGATAATTATCCAAAATGTATTTTTTTACGTTTCGCGGCAGCTCCAACCAATATTTACGCGATACATTGCGCGTAGGCTCTTGGCGCGACGCTACTTCCGTCTGCAAATTTCCGTTTACCACGTACACCGATGAACGGACTACCGGCTTGCCCTCGTCGTTGAAATATCTTTCTTCGCATATGCCGTAATGCGTTTTCGTGCCCGACGGATTTGTGTTATGGATTGCGTCGAAAAAAACCTGCACGCTCACGACCTTTCCCGTAGCGTCTATGTCGGCAAAAAAAGTGTCGATTCTATGCGCCGACATGAACAGCTCCTTGTTGGAGCGATTCAGCTTCATAAGCGCGGTGCCACCCGCTATTCCGAATTTATGCGCTTTTTTGAGCGCCTTATAGAACTTTGTCCGCTTTGCCCAATCAATAGCAAAATTGTAGTCGGGAGTACGCCCCGCAAAATCCACGCCGTGCGCGAAAAGCATATTGTTCAATCCGTTTGCAAGGCTCTGCAACATACGCTGCGGCACAAGTCCGCTTCTCACGTTGTGCCAACCGTTCACCCAACCGTCGTATACCGAAAGGCAACGGTTCAGATAAATGGAGTAAAACGAAAAATAATACTCCGGCGCAAGCAGGTAAAAAACATTGTTGACGTAAAAGTCAAAGTACGAGCCAAGCCCGTTAATCCCGTTCATCGAAAAGCCTACGGTATCTATGTCAAAAACTTGTTGGCTCATTTCTTACTCCCTAATTCCCTTCGTTTTCCTCTCTCACCGCCGCTTCCTCTTTCTCCATGTTCTCCCGCACGGCGGAAAAAAACTCCACTATCTTGTCGTTCCCCGCTATCGAGAGTATGTTGAGCATTTCGTCAAGCGCGATATGCATATGATTCAGCTGCGAAAGCATTTCGCACATACAGTTAAGCTCCGCACGCCGCATTTCCTTTTCGTTGTCTATGACTTTCAGAACGCAGTCACGCCCCAATTCGCTTAACACGTCAAGGTCTATCTCCGCCGCCTTTATGTCTACTTTCTCTTTTGTCGCTTGTGTTTTTTCCATTTCAGTCTCCCTTCTCCACCAAATCGTTATCCTGCAAGTACACGCGATAAAAATTCGTTATCATGTTCGCTTTTCCCACGCAGTCGAGCAGAACCTTCGTAAGCGCAAGCGTCGCGTTGAACTTTGCGATTCGCACTGCGCGTTCCTCGCTTATTTTCGTCCCCTTAATGCCCAGCCGTTTCAGGTATTCTTTTTCGGACAGCCCCGCATGCCGCGCAAACGTCTGGGATATTATGGTGTTCATCAACCCGTCGTGCTTCTCGGCTATAATCTGTTCGGGCGTCTTTTTGGGCAGCTTCGGCTTGCTTTTGCTTTTAAACGGAATTTTATCCATTCTTGCGCTCCTCTTTCGTCGTTTTCGTCTCTCTCTTCGGCATTGCCTCTTTCTCGGGCGTTGCGGGTCTGACTATGTATTTATCAAACTCCGCTTTCGTCAATCCGCATATGCCCCATTGGTCTTTGTGCCTGCATGCGTTCTTCTCGTTGTGCAATCTGCATTTTGCTCTCGTGCAACGTATCATTTCTTCTCCTTTTTTTCTACGCGGCAATTTTCAAGCCCGCTAATTTTCGTATTTCTTCAACATGCGCCGATTTGAGATAATCCCGCCGCCTTACGGGGAAAGACAGGTTGTAGCAGTTCGAGTAGTACGGAATAAGCCCGTATTCGAGCGCGTCCACCAAGTCGTTGGGTATCTTCGGGTCGAGCTTCCTGTTCTTGTACCTTTGTTTTTCAATCTCCCGCGCAAGTCTGTGCGTGTTCACGCGCCCGTCGTACAGCTTTGTGCCCTCGTTAAGAATCGTCAAAACGCCATACGCAAACGCATTTTTTATAATCCCCAAATTCATATCCTTTTTCTTGGCGGTAAACGACATAATCTTTATAAACCGCCACACCTTTTTCTTGCTTGTTCGCTTCAAGTGCCGCAGCTGCGCTATAAACGTGGCTGCTGCGCTGTCCACCGACAGATAGGTCGGCAACTGATTTGCTTCAATCCCGTACCTGTTATCCAGAAAACTCAGAAAATCGTCCAACAACTCGCATTGCTCGACCGGCGACAGCGTTCTGTTCGTTTCTTCGGGGTCGTCGTACAAAACTTCGAGCGTCTGCGTCGTACCGTCGTCAAGCACCGCAACGGGCACGCAGGCAAAAGTATCGTTTGCCGTCGCGTGGTCAACCCCTATGAACAACGTCGTTATGTATTTCTTTTCAAGCTCATACGCGCGCTTGTAGTGCTTTGACCTATCGAATTGCGGGAATACCACGTCTGACGCGCTCGCGTGTATATCCCCCAAAAACACGCGCCTGAACTCAGTGTAGTTCGCCGCCTTTACGCTTTCCACGTATTTCCGCGTCTGCTCGTTAAGCAGCTCCCATATGTGATAGCAGTTCGCGTATATATAACACCAATCGGGGTCTTTCCGTTTGTCGAATACATAATCCACAAACCAATGCCCCGCAGTCTCGCTGTTCCCGACTATTACCAGCTTTGCCTCCGCGTCAAGCTGTCGGATAAACGTAATGACCGATTGCTCGACCACGTTTGCGTCCTTGTTCTTCTGCGCCTCTTCATACAGCACGAGCGACAACGGATTTGGCGTGTTTATACCTCTCGACCTTTGCCCGCCCTTGCTGTCGGTTATGGGGTAAAAATACGTCCGCCCCTTCCTTGACGAGCTTGAAATATACGACTTGCTTTTCGGGATATACCACTCGCAGGATTGCGCGTCCCCCACGTCAAGCCCCGAATTGCTCAAAAACTTTTCAATCTCGTTTATTGTGCTGTCCTTTATTTCCGTAGCGGTAGCCTGTAAAACAACGATGTCGCGGTCGGGGAACTTGTTTACGGTCGCCCACCACAGCCCCACGAGTATGCTTGTTTTTCCCGACAACCGCCCCGACGACAATATAAAGTACCGATACTTGTCAAGGAACACTTCCTGATAAACGCTCGGAACAACCACCGTTGACGCGGTGATGTCGTCGCACAGTCGCCTGTACTCGTTTTCGTCTATAACGGCATAGCCTTTCTCTTTTGCAACTGTTTCGCCCATTCTTATTCTGTCATCTCTGCCTCTTCTTCGTCCGCCACCTCAACGACAGCAAGTCCGTCTCCGCCCTTCTTGTCCGCAACGATTACTACCTCGCCGTCCGCCTCTTCCGTCTTGTCCTGCATTTCCATGAACACGGGATTGTTCCTGCTGTCTTCGACCGCGTCCTTTTTGCTTGCGTCCACAATCATGATGTTCACGTTCCCGCCCGCGCTTATCTGTCCGAGCGGCTGTAACGCGCTTATCCCCAGCAGCCTGTCAAGCTCTTTTCTCGCCTTTATACGCGTGTCTACGTCGCTTATGTACTCGGTCTTGGTGGTTATCTTGTCTCCGTTTTTGTACACGGTTCTTTTGACCGTCTTTATCTTCCCTTCGGCGATGTCCCTGAAAAACTGTATCTGCCTTGCAAGCTCCCCGCTCTCGTCGCCCTCTATCTTTTCCAAAACCGCCTTAGCCGTATTCTGCTCCGCAAGCGCATTTATACGCCTCGCCTCCGCACTTTCCGACTGCAAAACCTCTTTCGCCTTCCTAGCCTCTTCCAGCACCCGAATAAGCTCCGCAAGTCGCGGATTGTTTCGTTCAAGGATATACGAGTTTTGCCCCGCGTTTTTCTCCGTACTGTATCCCGCAATTTTATAGCTCGCAGTCTTTCCGTTCCCGCGCCCCCTAGCGTCCACATACGCCCTCTGTCTCGGCGGCAACGCCGCATAATACGACTGCTGCTCCGGCGTAAAACACGATATCCGTTTAGGCTGCGTCCACTTCGGCTGTACCTTATTCAAAAAATCACCTTCCCCTTTATCTCTCTTTTTCCGCCGCCGCCCTATTTCCCCCCTCGTTTATTATTATACCGCCTTCTCCGATTTCTTTCGGAAACACCCCCCCTCCCTTAAAATACTTATTCTCATTTTTTGAGATACCATCCCCCTTTTAGGGGTCACGTGAAAATTTGCTCCCCCCAAATAAAAAAACCCCCGTCGGGGGCAGGGGGTGTATTCTGTTCACTCTCAAAAGTAAATTATTTTTTCTCTGTTCATTTTTGGGGAAAGTAATATTTACAAAAGAAAATTACTTTCTCTAAGAAATATTAAAATATATTTATATATATTATTATAAATTTATATTTATTTAATTTAAAATATTATACTTTCTTGAAATAGTATTCTTTTGAGTGAAAAGAATATAAAGAGATACATTTTCAAGGGAAAGAAAAAAGAAAATTATATCAAAAGAGATATTTTTTTAAAGGGAAAAAAGAAAGTAGTATATAGCAGGGGCGCAAGGCGGGCGGGGAAAGGCAAAAGGCAGGGAAAGCGGAAACGGGGGAAAGGACGGGCGGAGACTTTCGCCGCTTGTATGCCCTTTTAAAGGGCGAAAAAAAACGGGGGAAAATCCCCCCGCCTTTTAGTCTGTGCAATCTTCAAAGTCGTTGTAGTTATCGATAAACGTTTCGTTTTTGAGCTCCCAAGAGGTCACAAGCTCGTCCCAAACGCCTTTATTATCTTTTTCCTCTTGCAAATGGCTCACGAGCGAATAGACGCTCAATTTTAACTCCCCGCTAATTTCCAAAATTTCGCCATGTGGGGGATTTTTAAAAATAATCATTTTGTATTTATTGTTTCGAAGCGCAAAAAGTTGAATGTAATAATAACCCGGCTCCCCGTTGCTTTCAGGCTTAAAAATGGCAAAGGGGCATATGTGATTATTTTCAAAATAATCATAATCGGTTCCGTTTTTGCCGTTCATGTAATAAATGCCCTCGCAAGTCTCAATGCCTTTGCTCGTGAAGTGCTCCTCGCGAGCAGCCTCCATTATATCCCTGATTTCCTCGAAGTTTATCATATTTTAATCTCCTTGCTAAAATTATATCCTTTATTTTGGCAAATGTCAAAGCATTAACGCCAACAGCATCCCCACCGAGGCGGCAAGCGTGGCAAAGCTAATCACGTATGACATAATCAGCGCGAAATTGTCCGTTTTCCGTTGCCGTTCTAACTGTTGCCGCCGGCGCTCCTGTCTCGACTCTTTTTCCCGCAATTCTCTTTCGGCTAACTCTATGCGCCGCCTTGCAATGTCGTTCCTAGCCCGAGCGAGCTCGTTTTTTTCTCTTTGCAGCTCTTGCCGCGCTTGGTCAAGCTCTATTCGCGCAAGCTCGTTTTCGTTCTCCTCCTGCTCCCGGAATATCTCGTTAAAGTCTCTCGGGGATAAGTTTATCGCCATGTTTCTGCCTCCTTTTAATCTAAAAAACAAACAAGCGTTCTAATCGCTTCATCGACTGTTTCATTTACATCGCCGCCGCCTTGCTCGGCTTGCTCGTACATCTCATTGCTTAACGTGTACAGCAAGTTTAATAAATTGCACTTATCTATTAACTTCATTACCCCCGCGCCTCCTCGTGCGCCGCGTTGAAATCTTCTTCAAAGTCGGGCAAGACTTCATCTATTGCCGCGGGCAAAAGATAACATCTGATTAACACATCTGCACTTTCCGCGCCATTTTTAACCTTTTCGCCCATGTCCGCGCCAAACTCCGCGCAAGCCTCTTCGAGTACGTCCCAATTATGCGCCAAGTACTCTTCCGCCTGCCAGGTCGAAAAGGTGTAAGACCCCGACGCGTTCCCGGTCACGTGGTCGCATACCCACAACTCATCGTTTAACGCTTCGCGCAGCTCGTCAAGGGTTTCAAAATCAGCGAACCTATCTGCCCAGCTCTCCGCTATCACTTCGCGCACGTCATCGCATACGGCTTCAAAATAATTATAATCCATTTTTTACTCTCCTTTTTTCCTTTAATTTAGTTGACTTTTTTTTCGCCCCCCGTTAGAATTAAAGGCGGCAGAGGGGCGGAGGCACCTCCCCCCTGCGCCTATTCTTTTTTGACCGCTCCCGCGTGGGGCGGTCGTTGCTTTTATTTGGCTACTTCTTTTTTAATCGCCCGAACCATTGCCGCCGCGCTCCGGCTGTCCTTCGCGCCCTCTTCAATCAGGCGCGCGAGCAGCTCCAGAACGGCGGCGAATTGTTTATTCGTCATGAAATCAACTCCCTTAATCATTCGTTCTTGCCTCCCTTTTAATATTTGCGACGGTCAGGCGTTCCCCGACCTTCGCATGCTTATTTTACCATTTTTCTGCCCCTCCGGCAAGCGTTCTACCATACAACTTTTTTATGGTGACCATAATCACAACGCACAGCGGTCACCCTACCAACATTTACCTATATAGGCAAAAAAATCACAAATTCCAAAATTTATTTTTCCGGCAATGAAAATCCCCCGTTGAAAAACGAGGGGGGGTCATTTTTTAGAGCGTCAAATATTTTCGTTTCGGAGGGGGTATTATGCCCCCTCCTTTATTCCTGTGTAGCAACAAGGAGTTGTTTATATAAATCGGTTTGGCGACTACGGAGCTTGCTCCACATAGCACCACGATTGCGGGGGACGGGCAATTCCAAACTCCGACAACTCTCTCGGCTTATCAAACAGTTTTGGCGAGGTGATGTGCCAGCCGTAAATCGTGTAGCCTAAACCGTAACCCGTCAAATATCCTCGCCCCAAACACATTTCGCTCAACATATCATCGTCTATGTCGTAGCCGTTGGAATAATATTCTCCATCGGGTACAATCTTGTAGACCTTATCGCACACAAATGAGCCGATGACTTTGCCGTTTCCATCTTCTGCTCCCCCGTTAGGGGTGAAAACCATGCTTTGAAAATTTTCTTGCCAAGCTCTAACCTTAAACCTAATTTTCGTTTGATACACCACCACCTCAAACGGCGTTTCCAACTGTTTGGGGGAAGTTCGCCTAACTTCAATTGTCTTTTGCCCGTTGAATATCTTTTCGCACCACTTCGGGTGTATGCTCATTAGAACCTTTTTCATTGTTCCTCCTCTTTGACGGCGTGAACCAATTCCGCCAGTTCGTCCATAAATTTTTCTGCTAAACCGCTGCTCGTAAAACGCGCATATACTGCCGTTTCTCCGGGGATTGATATGCACAGATACACACCTTTTCTATCCGGAAACTGTTCGGCTGAAATTGTTTTGTTCTGCTCAAAAAATACAATACTTTTCATTCCTTCTCTCCTTTCAGTTCTTTCATCCGCGCTATAACTCTATTCCAGCACTCTATATTGCTACATCTGCAATCTTCTCCGCAATAGTCATACATTTCTTCATCAATAGGAGAGAAATTACACGGACAACCAAACAATCCTGCTAAATACTTCGCAATCAGTTCTTTATCCACCGCCTTTTCCAGCCTCTCGCGCAGTTCGGCATTTTCGGCTTGTAATTCCTCGCATTTCTTGGAAATATCGGCTATCACGCATTTTAAGTTTTTAATCATTTCTTCGTTTGTCATATTCATTCCTCCTGTATAAATAACCGTTCCAGATGTTGCGCTGTTAATATATCCGCTTTCTTCTTTGTACATACAATTAAACGGCGATATGCAGCCGCCTGTTGTAAAGTATTCACATTCAGGCATACAACCTTTACCGCATTTACTCATTCTTTCCCCTCCTCCGCGAGTTCTTTTTCGGCTTGCCGCAAATGTGCTTTTACGCAACCCTCATCATTATTGCAATGATAATAATCGCATTTATCCACGCCACAAAAACCTTCGCCCAAGCCACCGCGACATTTCAAGCGTGGCGCAGCATTTCTCAATGCCCTTTCCGCAACTTCCGCGCGGTGTTTATATTCTTCACGCTCTTTTACGATTTGCTTGACTTCTTCTCCGCTATAAAGCTGTTTAACTGTTGGCGGAATATTTGGTAAAACATAAGCGTTATCGTCCTCTGGAATAAGCGATTTTTCTACAACTACTCTATGCTTTTTTAATTCGCTTACATCACCAATCCCCGCCGCAATGAGCGCGTCAGCAAAATACGGGATAACCGCTTGCGTAACAATATCGTTAAATATGTCACACAATTCCTGCGGCAATGCTACCTCTTTGCCCTGCGCTGTGGTATATATAGGCGTACATTCCACATCTTGCGTAAAATTTTTATTTAACACGTCGATTATCTTCTCTCTTTCAGTCATTGTTTTTTCTCCTTTTCAATTTTTCGTATCGTTACATATCAAACAGACTCATTTGTTTATATTTGTTTTGCTTCTTTCTGCGTTGTGGAATATATCCATTTTCAAACCGCGCTTGCAATTCCGCGAGTGTGCAGTTTGGCTTAAACGTATTGTAGCTGTCCGGCTCCATATCGCACAGACGTTGCCATAAGTCGGGATAGGCTTTCCACAAACTGTAAAGGTCTGCAAGGCATTGTTTCGGACAAAACCAACAGCCGCCGCGATATATTCCATCTACGCTGTACATCGGCGACAGTAGGTCATACCGCTTGCATATCTCGAATGCGTCTTGCTCGGTCAGCTTCTGCTCGACAAGCAAACTGCGGTATTTTCGCTTTTCTGTTTGTTTTTTTAGCATACGCTCCCAGCGGACAGGCTCGTCATAAGCTATGCCGACAAACGTATATAATACTTCGTCATTAAAATCCCGTATATAACGGTTTATAGCTCGAATTTTAAGAAGAGAGTTGCACCACGGTGAAAGAATGTGGGGGAATCCGTATGAGTATTGTTCAAATTTTCCACGTGTATATTTTTTATAGAACTGCTCCTCAAAACTTACTCCGCTGTACGCGTGGTCTACTGTCACGCCGAATAACTCTTTCAGCCGCTTTTCCGCTGCCGGTATCCATTCCGCCATAAGCGGGTGCTCGCCGCTTATCTCATCGTTAAATCGAATATCGCAGTACATTACGCGGTCAATCGGTATGCCTTGCTCGGCGGCAAGGATAAGCGTTGCCATACTGTCCTTGCCGAACGAAAGATTAAAAATGTTCATCACTTAAAGTCCGCCATCGAATAATTTTTCCGCGGCAAAAAGGTTTTTGCGTAGTCTGTCAAGTGTATTTTCGTGTAAAACATACCGCTACCGCCGCGTACTTTTTCAGGCAACTTCTTGCCGACTTCTAAAAAGAATTTACGACTTGACATTGTGAACTCGTTGTTGCTATTCGCCCAAGCTGAATATATCCCAAACAAATCTGTCGCCGCTATCCTCTCACCGTTCACATAGTCAATCACAATACAAGCCTCGCAGAACGCCGCCAACAAGTCCATTTCTGCCTTGTATTCCTGTGTAGCAACAAGGAGTTGTTTATATAAATCGGTTTGGCGACTACGGAGCTTGCTCCACATAACACCACGACTGCGGCGGACGAGTTAAATGTATTTCCCACCGATTAGCTCGCAATATTTCGGCGAAATATTAATCATTACAGCTTTCATTCGTCTTGCTCCTGTATTTCCTTCTCTGGCGGCTTATAACCGTCCTCGCATTCCTTTATTTCGGGATACTCATACGGTATGTAGCAATCGTTGTGCGACACAAACTCTTCGCGCGGGCACATGCAGTATTTGTTGCACGAAGACAGCTCGTTGCAGTCGTCGCAAAAAACAACGTCCCCGCGCCACTCGCAGTCAATTAAGCAGCTCTCGCAAAAGTTCTTCATTTTTGCGCCTCCTTCATCGGCTCGTCAATTTTACGATACCCCGCCCCGTATATTCCCTCCGCTATTTCGCGCGGCGTTGTCTCGTACACGCAATACAGTTCCTCTACTATCCTTTTTTCTTTATTCATTTTTTGCGCTCCTTTAATTTTTTATGCCCCTTATAGCCCCGCGCAGCTCGTCCACGCTCGCGCAGTTCCCGACATTTATTCCTCGCGCAGCAGCAACCGTTCTGAGCAGCTCGGGTGACGACAGCAACGCTTTGTACTTCCCGTAAGTCAAGCCGAGCGCAGCCGCTTCTCCCGTCAACTCGTCCAACGCCGTATGCGCCCTTTTTACCTGCCCGCTGTAAGCCCGTGACGCGGTCAGACTGTCCGTTATTGTTTTTTTACGCATTTTCGTCTCCTCTCTCAATTTCGGCTATTACCTCGAAAAGCGGGTAAATTTGCGCCGGGACTACCATATTGCCTAAACCTCTAAGTCTGTCCACCCTATGGGGACACCTTGTAACCACTCTACCCACGTCGGGTTCAGTTTGCCACCACCGCCCGATTGCATTTTCTTTCGCTCGTCTTCGCTTGTTATCTTCTCGTCTTCTAACTTTTTCAATTTCTTTCTGCTCCCCGAATTGCTCCACCCCGTAGCCATTGGCGTCGGGAATACCGCCATATAGCCAACCTGTTCCGCCAAATTCCCGTTTGGGTGCTTTATCCAGCGTTTCGCCAGACTTTCCAGACTGAAATTGCTCCGCATTGCGTCCGTCGCCGTCGGCGTAAGCCACAATGAACACCCGCTTTCGCTGATGAGGCGCTCCGACGTCGCAAGCTCCCCATATTCCCCATGACACGCTATACCCCAGCGCGGCAAGGTCGGCAAGTATTCGCTTGAAGTATCTCTGATTAGCTCGGGCAAACAAACCGGGCGTATTTTCACCGACGAACCAGCGCGGTTTAATCTCGCCGATACATCTTGCAACCTCTCCCCACAAGTCACGCTCGTCACCATCGCCCTTACCCTTTCCCGCAAGACTGTAAGGCTGGCAGGGAAACCCCGCCGACAACACCGTAATTGCTCCTCTGTCGATTCCGTACTCGGCAAGCCACTCATTTCCAACTGTTCGTATGTCATGTAAATTAGGCACTCCTTTGAAATTTTTTGCCAACACCTTGCTTGCGTACTCGTCCGTCTCGCATTGGGCTATCGTCCTGAACCCCGCCCACTCCGCCGCAAGGTCTATCCCGCCTATGCCACTGCACAGGCTCATGTGCGTAAGCTCCATTTTTCAAAATCCTCTCTTCGCGTTTCACGCCTTTATTTGCCGCTATTTCCGTCAAAACCGTTTTCCTCGATACATTTATCGAGAAAGACGTTTTCGCCGCTCTCATGTCCGTTTCTGCCCGCCAAACACGATTGTATGTACTTTTCCCGCACCGACCTTATTATCCCGCTCACCGTCTGCGGGCTTTTCCCAATGCGCCGCGCCACCCTGCTCTTACTGTGCCCCGCAAGCAGTCTTATGACTACCCCGCGCTCCTCCACGTCGCAGCACTCCAATATCCGTTTGACGCGCAACCTTGCGTCCGCCCGCCTCTCCGTCGCGTCCGCCTCCGTGCTCGGAAGCTCGCTCGTGTCCTCGTCCTGCGCTACCGTCCGCGCCCTATCCGCTTTCTCACGCCTGATATACTTCACCACGTAATACTTGACGTTCGTATACGCATACGTTTCCCACTTGCCCCGCTCCGGCTCATATCTCTCCAAGCACTTACACATGTACAACATTGCCGCCTGTCTTAAATCGTTGTCATACCCTACGCCGTAGTATTTGAGAACGTCGTTCACTATCCATTGCGATTTTTCTATAAGTCCCTGTTGCTCGGCGGTCAGTCTCATGCGCTTGCGCCCTTCTCCCCTCTCGCTATATCTTCACGTCGTCAAGGTTATCAAACAGCGCGTTCAACTCTTCGCTGCTGTACTCCCTTTCCGTTCCCGTCTTTCGTGCACGCTTACCGTCGCTCTTCTCCGCGCGTCCGTTTCCGCCCGCTGCTCTGTCCTGCTCCTTACCCAGCCACGAAGTCACGAACCTCATCATGCCGTGCTCCGTCTTCCTGTTGCGCGGATTCCCCAACAGCCACCCCTGCATTTTACGCAGCTCCTGCTCGATGTCCACTGCCGGGTATAGCGGCGCAAGCTCGTCCACCATGTCCTGCGTCACACTAAAATTTCGTCCGTTACACATAATGAGATTTTGCACCGTTTTTGCCGGCGTCGGCGTTTCGGACGACGCATATATATTTCTTTTATTTTCTTTTATTTTCTTTTCTTTTCTTTTGTCGCATTCTGCATACAGACTGTCTGCATTTTTGAAAAAAATGTTTACATTTTTGCCGTTTTTGTCTGCATTTTGGATAAAAGTGTATACAACGTCAAGGGCGTAGTCTTTATTAAAAACGACCTCTGTGTTTCTCTTCGTTGCGGTCAGGAACGTTTCTTGAATCCGCCTGCTTGTTAATATTCGATACTTCTCGAACATCGTCGATTCGAATACTCCACGCCTTATGCAACAAGATACTATTTCGGACAGGAGCGACCGACCCACCGCAGATAAGCAGTAATCTCGCATGAACAAGAGCTCCGTGTCTATATCCCATTTCATGTAATAGCCGCGCGCATATATCGCTTGGTGCAGTTTTATAACTACCGCAAATCCTTCTATACCGAACTCGGCTTCTACAAGTTTTACACTATCGTCCAAATCAACAGGCAACGGAAATGTTCTTAATCCATGCTTCATTTCGCGTTTGCACTCCCGATTGTGTAAATTTTTGTTTATCTTCGTCCTTTAAAAAGGCAACTCAGTGTCGTCGTCAAGCAACGGCAGCTTGTCTATTGGCGACCTCTTTTTCGACTGCCCTATGGGCTTTATTTTGTCGCCCTCTTCGTTCTCGTCTTCGCCCGGTCCCGAACCCGCAAACTCGAAGTCCTCTATGGTAAGCTCCCACACCGTGCGCTTTTTCCCGTCGCCGTCCTCGTATTGGCGGCTGTGCATTGACCCCGACGCTATTATCTGGCTTCCCTTGCCCGTGTACTTGGCAAGCATTTCCGCCTTTTCGCGCCATGCCGTACAGAGAAAAAAATCCGTCGTATAATTGCCGTCCCTGTCTTTCATTTTCGAGCGGGACGCAAGCCTGAATTTACAAAAAGTAAGCCCGCTTGCCGTTTCGCCCATTTCCACGTCGGCAGTCAGCCTGCCCAAAACCGCTATCTTATTCATTTGACGCTCCTAAGAAGACGCTTAGCGCCGCCCTGCATGGTTAGGTCGCGAGGGCTTGTCCCCGTCGCCTCTGTGTAGTTCTTTACGTCCCACAGCGTTTTAAGCCCCAACCTGCGGCACGTCTCGCAAAATCTCAAAAACTCCGTATATGTCATTTCTTTTCTCCCAATAACTCCAATACGTATTGCCCCGCTTCTTCGGGAGCACAGAACAGGAATATTACGCCGTACCGGCTTTCCATTGTCCGCATAGCCTTGCCGAGCGGCTCGCCCTTGACCAGCGTTCTCGGCTCGCCCCGCTTTGCGCCGTAGCGGAACTTCGGAGCTTCCCAATGCCGCAAGTCTTCGGGACAGGCAATCGATTTGCCGCTGCACTCGTTTTGTTGGATTAGAACGTACAATTGCGTCCCCGTCTCCTGCGCCCGTCTCAGCTCCTCCCGAAACCGCGCATGCTCCGCTCCGCATATGTTTCCGGCTATCTCTACTACGTCCTGCTTTATGTCAATGCTTACGCGCCTGTCGGTCGGCAGCGTGTAGTCGCCGACGTACACCTTATCCCGGATTATCTTCACGCCGCTTTGGCGCAAGTATTCCTCGATGTTCCTGTGCTTCCCGCGTTTCTCGCGCGTGTCCTGCACTACGTGCGTTATTTTCATGATTCAATCTTCTTTAATATCTTGGATAAGAATTCGTCGAAAAGCTCTTTAAGGTCCTTTTCTGGCTCTTTTTCGCTGGTTTTTGACGTTTCTTCTGCTTTCGCTTTTTCAAACATGTCGCTTACCGCATCCCTCGCCCTAGAAATTGCGATAGTGGGATTCCTTACTGACAGCTCGTACTCCAATAACTGCAAGTCCGTATATGTAGATAAAAGCGTTGTACGGTCGCAATCTATTAAAACTATGCGACTTGATTGCAGCATTTTTTTGTCGTTGATTGCGGCAAAAACACAGTTGGTCTCCACGTCAATCTCCACTTCGTCTGTGTCAAGGTTGACAATCTTGATTCTATATGCCATTTTCCTCTTCTCCTTTTGTCTCGTCTTGCAACCCAAAATGTATTTTTGCAAGCTCTATTAAGAGCTTATATTCTTTGCCAAAGATATTTTCCCCATGCTCCTTTTCCACTATCGCAGCAAATTCTTCAAGCGTCCCCATAAAGCAACCGCAAGTCACGGTAATACCGTTATCCTTATTTCGGAACATTGTCGTAGTGGCATGTCTGGAACCAATACTCGAACACCAAAAAATATTAGCGTTGTCGCATACCTTAGCGTCGCCGCACACCTCAGCGTTGCCGTACACCTTAGCGTTGTCGCACACCCTAGCGTTGCCGTACACCCTAGCGTTGTTGCATACCTTAGCGTCGCCGCACACCCATGCGTCGCCGCACACCCATGCGTTGTCGCGCACCCATGCGTTGTCGCACACCCTAGCGTCGCCGTACACCCATGCGTTGCCGTACACCTCAGCGTTGCCGTACACCTTAGCGTCGCCGCACACCCTAGCGTTGTCGCACACCCTAGCGTCGCTGCACACCTCAGCGTTGCCGTACACCCATGCGTTGCCCATATTTGAAAGATTTTGCTTCGTTTCAACAAATCCCCCCAAATCTCCTATTTTCACATCGGCAAACGCCCTAAGAGCACGTATGCGGTACACTTTTATCTTTTGCAACCAGCCTTCTCTCAAAGTTTCTATTTCTTTAAACTCTTCGGTCAATTCATACTTTTCGTTCACTGCTCGTCTCCTCCCGCTCTGTCGTATACTCTCACATACGCCTTTTTCTGAACGCACTTCGCGTACTTCTCGAAAAGCGCGGGCTGCTCCCGCCTCAGCTTCGTTCCGTCAACCTGCAAGCTCGTCGTCGCAGGAACATAGCTTATCTTGATTAAGCCGTTGGGCGAAGTCCACGAGTTTATGCCCTGCGCCTCGAAAGCGGCACACAACACCTCTCTCAACGCCCTCGCTTCCGCCATAGCCGCCTCTTCCTGCCGTTTCAACATAAGTAACTGTGTTTCGACTTTCTCCGCCCTAAGGGCTGTTTCTGCGTCTATAACGAGCAGCGGGCGCATGTAGCGTTCACCCTTGAACTCCGCTTCCAACAGCTTCTCTATCTCGCCGTCGGGCAAGCGCTCGATTTCCACAACGCTCATTTCCTGCGTCTTTTTGTCATAGTGCCAACAATAGAATTTTGCCGCCCCTTTCCAATTGAGCGGACGGTCGTTCACAGTCTCTTTCCCTAACTTTCGCGCCATGTAGTCCAACAGCGATACCTGCCACGACACGCTTTCCTTATTAAGCGACGTTGTCGTCTTGTGGTCGCCCATTATGGGCGTTCCGTCTTTCAGGTAGCCGAGCAGGTCGCACGTCCCCGCAATCACAAGGTCTTTCGCGTACTCATACGCAAGCATTTGCTCCGCTACCGCACAATCGAGGTTGGCTATCGCCCATTCGGCAAATTCTTCTCCCGCCGGCGTTATAGGCTCGTAAGCGGGGTTGTTTACAAAGTTCTCGATGTCTTTATGGATTGTTTTCCCGTATTCCGCCGCGTCGGTCAGCGTCGCCTTGTCTACGCTGTCATAATTGGGCGACAGTCCGTGCTTAGCCAGCAGCTCCGTCACGGAGATATGGGCGATGTCGCCGTTCACCGCATATGTATGGGTTTGCTTGTCGAAGGTGATTATCATGACTTCCCGCCCCCTTCTTCTATTACTCTGTTCCTAAGCGATTCCGTCATTTCAAAGGCTGTTCCGAGCCTTATTTCGCCGCTCGCATACCGCGCTTCTATCTCTTTAAGCTCCTGCAATTCCGCGTCCGTCGCGCCTAATCTCTTTAAATCCCAATACGTCAAGGTTTCAGTCTCGCCCATTATGCCGTCGCCGCCTCCTCTTTCTTTTGCGCGTTCTTGACGAGCGCGGCTTCTTTTGATTTAATCACGAACTCCGCTTGCTTTGCAGTAAGGGCTTCGAGTTCGTTGACTCCGAACTGTACTTTAATGCCCGACAGCTTCACGCCAAGCTCGTTCATGCGCGCCACCTGCTCGGGAGTGCAAAGCTCTTCAATCTCGGCGGGCAAGTCCTCGCCTGCATATATATACAATCCAAGCCCGAACATCGCGATGTTCTTAACAAGGCAGCGCATTATGGTCTTGTTGATGTCAAACGCCGTTGCCGCCTCTACCGTCTTTTCATAGGCGGCGTTCCCTTTTCCGACGACGTATGTGTACGGGTGTCTTTTCATCGCCTTGTTCGCGCCGTCCATCACCGGCAGCCACATTTCATACGTCTGTCCCAACGCCGTAATGCTCGTCCAACATATATAGCCCAAATCGTCGCCGCAGTCCATATAAGGGCGCAGCTGCCCGTTCTCGTCGGGGAATTTCTTAATTTCATAAGCCGCGTCGGGACATATACGCTTAAACTCCTGCCATGCCCACGCCCACGATAGGTAGGTCAGCCCGTTCTTGGTCTCCGTGCGGCTGTTCACGTTCATCTGAACAAGCTCGTTAAACAGCTCTTCCGATGTTTGGGGGATTGTTTTGCTCATCTTTTATCTCCTTTGACGCCTCGCGCCTCTTGATTTTCTGTTTTACTACACTTCCGCAAGCGTATACACCGCAAAGCTCGTAGGCTTGTTATAGCGGTTTTTCGCCGTCCTCATCGTCGTTTTTATGGCATAGCCCTTTCTCTTCAACTCCGACACCCGCGACGCAAGACGCATTATTCCCAAGTCCTTTAACGCGTCAAGCTGCGTTATTTCTCCAAAATCTTTTAAGTAGTCCAATATCATGTCGCATTGGGTAGGATTACTGTTGTTCTGCATTTTTCCTGTGCCTCTCGATTTTTTCTTCAAGCAGCTGCGCAAGCAGCTTGTTCGCCTCTTCCGCGCGTCCGTTCTTGTACAGCGTCATCTCGTTACGCTCGCACAGAAGCTCGATTACCACGCTTACGGAGGCTTCCACCATGCCCTTACACCGACTTGCAATCCCCGTCTCGTTGTCCGTCGGGTACTTCTTGCGCAAGTCCTCGTAAAACTCCGTCATCAGCTTTGGCAGATACGTCCGCGCCGTTTCGTCGAACATTGTGGCGACCGCCTCGTTTAGCTTTATTCGCGCTTGGTCTCTCGCCCTCTTCTCCTCTTTCAACTCCGCTATTATCTGCTCTCTGAGGGCTGCATATTCTTCTTTACTTATCATGGGGTTTCCTCCTTTATTTGAAACACATTGTGTCATTATTCTATGTCACACTTCGTTTCAAGTCAAGTGTTTTGACACACTTTGTGTTATTTATTTTGTATGGATACTTTTTCAAATCGCATTTTGCATTTACGCAAATCATCAAGCCTCACTCAACAACAAGTAGCAGACAAGCTCGGAATAACACGTGCCGCCTATTGCAACTACGAAATAGGAATACGTGAGCCTTCTATGGAAATTTTAAAAAGAATTTGCATGCTCTTTGAAGTTACTTCCGATTACCTTATCGGTCTTACCGACAACTATTAGCAGTCAATATCGCCGCGTCTACAAGCTCATCAATTACTACGTCGTATAATTCGGAGAGAGGTTTTACCTGCTCAATGCCTAAACGGCGAAAACCTCTCTCATACTGCCCAACAGCTTGTACCGTTACATTCAATTTGCTTGCTACTTCGGCTCGGCTCTTTCCTGCCGATACTCTCAATTCTTTTAGTGTCATAATCTAACTTCCTTCGAGGTAAAAAATGAAATTGCAAATGCCCCAAAAATGCCCTTATTGCGGGAAAGATTTTTCTTTTTCAAGAACTTCCCACTTTGCAAAAAATTGAAACGCCTCCCAACATAGACTTTAATTAACACTCCGCCACGTAGTGCCAACAGCCCTCGTTTGTATTGCACTTGGAGGGCGGGTAGTCTTTCATGTTTATCTCCCACCTCGACGCTAAGCCCGTATACGGTAGTTTGGCGTCTACTTCCTCTTTACGCCGCTGCATCTCATCGGGCGAAAGATTGCAACATATCCGCATTTGGCACAGCCATTCTTCCATTAGCTCTATCTTGATTTCTTTTTCTTCGTTCACGGCTTACTCCTCGTCGGCGATTTTGCAAATCTTCAATTCATACCCTAGCGCGTTCAGAACCCGCTCTGCCTTGTCTACCGTCGGCATGTGCCCGTAATAAAGCCAATTCTCAATCGTCCTCACTTTTATTCCGGACGCTTTTGAAAGTTTGACGTGCGTCATTTTTGCGTTCCTGATACGCTCGATTATTAAATCCTGTATTTTCATTTCCATATTTAATTGACCTGCCACTTTTTGTGGTGCTATAATGGTTATTGCCCCATGCCCAACAGACGGAATAATCACCTGCTGGGCAAAATGCTTGGGGCAAAGGAGCTGATTGCATGCGAAGCAATTTTTTCTTTGCCCGTTCCGAAACGTCTCATCGGGCGCGTTGTAGCTAATGGGCTAACAAGCAAAAGCGGAACCCTGAACCGCTTATAAGTACAACGCTACTTCAAGAAAAAGTGTTCTTTGAGCAACACTTCCCACAAAATGGAAGCCCTGACACAAACCGCGAAAGGTGGAGACACCTTTCCAAGGGGCACCCCATGTTGGGCGCAGAGTAGACTGCGGCGTTTTGTTTTGGGCACCTGATTGACACCCACGCCCGACAATAGAACCAAAAATTATTGATTGCCCCTTTGGCTCGTAATGAGCCGCATTCAAACACATCAAGGAGGATAGTGTAATGACGAGTTTAAAAACGCTCTATTGTCGGGGGTGTGCGGCAATCCTCTACCCGCACTTGACTTTTACAAGCAATCCATTGCATAATAGAAAATGTATTGCCTTTTAGTTATTGTGGACAGTCAATAGACTGTATTTGCCTACATGATACACAGTCTTTTGACTGTTGTCAAGCATTTTCAAGGAGATTTTTATGACAAATAAAATTGCCGAATATCGAAAAAAACGGAACTTAACTCAACCGCAACTTGCCACCGTGTTAGGTTTTAAGACTTATCAATCAATCCAGCAATTAGAAAACGGCAGGCGTATTCCGTCCGTAGAGGTCGCTATTCGCATTGCACGGGCACTAAACACTACCGTCGAGGAAATCTTCGTCGTTGACGACTAATCGCCGTACAAGCCTTCTACGGTCGTTTTAAGCGTATTTGCAATCTTTATTGCCAACAGCACATTGGGTAGTTTCTTGCCGTATTCATACTGCTGATAAACTTGCCATTTTATGCCTAGCATTTCCGCCACCTGCTTTTGCGTAAGCCCCAGTTCCTTACGCCGAGCTTTCAGTCTGTTCATTTCTTTAATCCACTAAATCGCTTATCTTGCAGTTAAGCGCAGTCGCTATTTTAGTTAGCGTCTCGCGCGTCGGATTGCCTATGCCGTTTTCAAGCCGCGTCAAATATGCTCTTCCGACTTTTGCCCTTTTTGCTAATTCCTCTTGCGTTAGTTTTGCTTCTATTCTCAAATCTCTTAATTTGTTCATATTACCGCCCGTGTCTTTTTAGGCACATCATATCTAAAAAAATATTTGTGTCTATTCTGACACATCAAAAACAAACTGTCAAGCGTTTTTGTGTCACTTGCGACACTTTTTCTGAAATTTTTTATGATATAATTTAATTAATAAATTACGGAGATTCTATGGGAACAATAATTGTCGCACTAATTGCAGCTATATCCGCTATTGTAGCTCCTATCATTACTGCTTGTATCAATAATTCGCACTCTTTAAAAGCTATACAGCTTAATAACTTTTATAAAGAAAAATTTAAATTATACACTTCTTTCGTTAGAGTATATTTTTATTGGAAAGAAGAAAAAACCAACCAAAACTATTATAACTTTGTGGCAACTTCCTATCAAGTCATGGCTGTTTCTAATTATTTTGCAATAGATGAAATAACAAAATTACTGAGGATGTCTGAAACATTTATTTCTCACAAACCATATATCGAAGATGGACACCCAGTCACCGAAATAGCCTTAGACCAACAATTAGTTGAATGCATTTCTCAACTTAATGAAGATATTTATCAAACTATAAAAATTACAAAAAGTAAATAATACGCAAAAAGTAGGCAGAAGCCTACTTTTCTTATAATTTTTATTTTAAGATTTTATTTTCGGATTTTTCTTTTTATATCTTTTTTAAATTTATTCCCTTGTTTCGTAGTCAATAATCTGGCTATCAATCTGTTTTAGGCGCGCTGTAATAGTGCTTTCTTTTGCTTTATAAAATACAAGCATGGCTGACATACGTTTTGTCGTATCTTGCAGTGTCTGGATATCAGCCCTTATCTGCTGTATCTTAGCCCATAACCGCCCCCTCTCTTTCTTTATTTTGTCAACGCTTTTTCTACGGCGGACTGTACGTTCCGCTTTGAAACATTTATCATAGGTCAAACTAAAAATAATCAATGCCCCCGACAATCCTACTGCAAGAACAAACGCAATCCACAGACTTATTATCTCTTCACTCATTATTTTATCAATCCCCTGTCTTTCAACGCTTTAAACATTTCTTCATTTTGCTCAGGTGATTGCACAATAAATCCTGAAACTCCCCTAAAAACATCTGAGATAATTTCCGAGAGAAGCAAAATTGTGCTCAATCCCCCAGTATAAGGTTGCGAATTTATAAACTTTCGCAATAGTCTTTCTAGTTC